ACCTATTTTTTCAGGTGCTGTATACCTAAAACGTACAAAATCTCCATCCACCCATTGTCCAGGGAGAGCGGAGGGTACGCTTTGTTTATTAAAACCAGGTGCAAAATCTACTTTTTTTAAGGCCATAGTCTAGGTATTATATTATGGTATCATACTAAAATCTAGCTTAATTTAAAGATATTTTAATATCAATTCTATATGTCTAATTCCCAAGATTTGTATCTTTTTATAATTTCTTTAGGAAGACTTTTTATATTGGCGTCAGAACTATATCTTATAGGTCCTGTGTAAAGTTTATGATAATTACTTCTTAAATGACTATCATCATAATAAATACCATTTACGTTATATTGTTCTATTTTTTTAATGTTTGGTTTTTGATATTTTATGTCTAAAAAAACACAAATATCTTTAACCACTTGAATAGGATTTTTTGTTAAATCTTTATAATGGTAAACTTTATAATTTTCTTTTTGTTTTATTAAATTTTTTATTGAGTAGTAACCTTCTGAAACAAAACTATTATTCATTAAATTATCACAATACTGAACAGGATCTTCCGGTTTATCTAAATATACAATAGATGCTAAAACTTCTAAAATAGGTCTATATAAAATTATAAATTTTCTATCTGGAATCATTTCTTTCAAATATGAATAAAAAGGTTCATGACCCCATGGACCTCTATCTATAATGTTATTCGCTTCCCATAAATGATAATAATTATATAAAAGATTGTCTAACACATTATTAAACGCTTTATAGTCAGGAAAAGATTTAAAATTTAAATGTTCTTGGCAACTAACTATTGAATGTGCAATATTTGGAACTATGCTATAGGGTGATACTAGGACATTTTTATTTTGATTTAGTAAAGAACCTAATAAAGTATTACCAGCTCTTGGTAAACTACATAAAAAATAAAAATTTTTCATTTAATTTTTATAAATATAATCAGTAACTAATGTATATCTTGGATTCTTTTTACAAATACTTACTGGTGGAATTGTTGTAGAATGAGTTAATTTTCCATTAAAAATTAATAATGAATTTTCTTCCCCTGGAAATATAAATTCTTTATCATAAAAATTAAAATAAGTTCCAAACTCTTTGTATTTATTTTTTAAATAATATACACAAGAAATGTCTGTCTCATGTTTATGTAAGAAGTAATTTGTTTTTGATTTTACAACGTTTGCCCAACTGCTATGTAATGAATATCCTGAATTTAATTTAAATATAATTGTACTGAGATGATCAAAATAATATTTCCATTCTTTATCATTTTTATATTTTTCAAATAAATTTGGATAAGTTTGATATTTAGGAACTTTAGGATAAGGTTTTTTTATTTCAATATTTATATCATGTAGTAATTTTTTACTAACTTTTTTAGGTAAAAAGTTTTTAACAACATAAAAAGTATTATTAAATAAAGTAAAAGTTTTTATTTTTTCCACCATAATATAATTGTCTTTCTGTCTTTGTGTTTTACTTTTTTAACACCATGATAAGTTATACTACCATCAAAAAAAGTCAACATTCCTTGTTCTGGTTTTATAGATATATCTTTAGTATAAAATTCACCCCCTTCAAAATCATCATTTAAATAAATTAAACTATTGTACCTAGTGTGTTCAGTCCCTCTTCCTGCATGAACATGTAGTTCTCCTTCTGATCCTACGTTCCAATTTTGTAATTGAGCTTGTCTTATATTTATATTTAATTTTAATTTTTCTTTAAAAAATTGTTTAGTTTTTTCTACTATAGGATCTTCAGTTATGTCTACCGTTCTATCCGACCATTCAAAATCTCCCGGTCCTAAATTTTTTATTAAAGAAGAATAGTATTCACAATCTTCTTTAGGTAAATAATTTTTAAAAATTTTAATTTCATTTTTATTTAACATTATGCTTTCTTAAAAAAAGAAGGTAACCCTAAATGAGGTCTAGTATCAAATATATTTTCATGAGCCCCTGGAGTATTAACATTTGTATAGTGTAAAAACACTTGAGCACAATCTTCACCTTTAAATTCATCTCTCCAATGTTCTAATAAATCTCCTCTGTAAATTAACATGTCGCCATGATTTAAATTAATTTTTTTACCTTTACTTGTAGAGGCTTTGTAATCAGCTCCATCAATAAACCCTTCTTTTTCATTTGGGTTTAAATATATTGGCCAAGGATCACCACCCAAATTTAAAGTTGTAGAAAACTCACAACTAAATCTATCTTTGTGTCTTTTTAAAACATCCCCTTTTTTATATATTCTAGCGTAAGAATAATTTTCAATTAATTTAACTCCTGTGTGTTTTTCCATTAAAGGTTTTAATTTTAATAAAAGAGTTTCCATAGCAATATCAGCATAATGAGAATAAGTATTAGGTACTTGCTGATCTTTCCATGTACCGTGCATATTTTCACTTGGAGCCACGGCTTTATGTTTAAATAAAGTTTTACAAACTTGTCTTTTCATCAAAAAATAATTATACAAAAAATTAGCTAATTCTTTTGAAATAACTTGTTTAGCAACTATGTATTTATTTTTTTTAAAACTCATATTATTTCTATAACTGCTTGCCTTTCTCCAAATGCTGCATATTTATATTTTATCTTATGTTTTTTTACATACTCTTGCCAAGCTTTATATTCATTTTCTTGCCAATTAATATATCCCATATATTCGTCAAATAATATTATACAACCTTTATTAAATCTTTTTTTATCAATACAATTAAAAATATCTCTTGTAGACTCGTAAGTATCACAATCTATGTGCATAAAAGAAATATAGTCTTTTTTATTTTTTAAAAAAATAGGTAAAGTATCTTTAAACCAACCTTTGATAATTTTTATATTTTTATTTAAATTTGGTACCTTATTATTTAGATTTAAATAACCTTTTCCAAACCAACCACCTTTCCAGTCTTCTTGCATTCCTAAAAAACTATCAAATCCATACCAGGTGATATTAGGTAAAACAGTTGAAAAATAATTTATTGAAGTACCGGTATAAACTCCAAACTCTAAATGAAGACCTTTTGTATTTATTTTAGATAATGCTATATCCCACCAACCATGGTCAGCAAACATTGCAGTTTTTTTAAATTGTTTTATGTACTCAACTGATTCTTTTATAGCTTGATCAGTTAAGATATCGTAGGGCCTTTTATACGCATAAAATAAATCACCTGTATTTATTTCTTTCGCTATTTTCATTTTTTTAATATTACATTTGGAACAGCTTGTATATTCCAATGTATAAATCTAAATGGTTTTTTCCCATGATCTAAAGAAAATCCGTGAGGCATATAACTATTAAATATCATCATGGTCCCTGGAGTTGGTTTAAAATGAACAGCGTCTATTGCGTGATTAATTCCTTTTTTAATTGGAAGTTTTGTCATTAAAGCTCCCGGCCTTGGATCATAAAATATTGGCATAGAAGTTTCTTCTGAACATTTTAAAAAATAAAAACCAGAAACATGATTATTGTAATGTACATGTGTTTCATGGTAACCTCCTTTTTTAGCAAATTCTTGAACCCACATTTCTGTAAACAACAGTGTATGATTACTTAAATCAAAACCTTGACTTGATAAAAATTCCCAAGATTTGTCTCCAATATATTTTACAAAATTTGATAATTTTGTATCATATTGTATTTGATCTGATTGATGAGAAAAACCAAAATCTTTATATTTTTTAATAATATTTTTATTTTTAATTTTAATTTCTTTAATATGTTGATCACAAGGTTTTTTTAATTCTTTTAAAAATTCAGGTTTTTTTTCCATCCAAATAGGGGATGCAAAATAGTTTTCTTCTTTAAAAGTTATTTCTTCAATTATTTCTTCTTTCATATTATCCTCCATAATATTCACTATTTATAAAACAATTAAGAGTTAAACGACCATTATGTATACTATTTCCATAATTTAATAAAGACATATGTCTTATATTTCCATCATACAACAAAGCTCTATTTTGAATAAAATTAACAGTAGTTGAAGGTATGTCGCTATTATTTTCATAAAAACATGTTCCAGAATTAAAGTTTGTTTCTGATAAATATATGATTAAAGTTTTTTGCCATTGATCGTCTGTATGAATCCAGTCTTCTTCAGAGTTACTTAATCTTAAATGAACTGTAGAACTCATTTTAATTCTATTATTAAAAAAAGGAATTTTAAATTTGTTAAATATTTCTTTTAAAATAAGATTAAATAGAAAAGGATTTATTTTTGAAATCTCATCACTTCTAAATCCTGGCCATGTGTCTTTCTTATTAAATTTTTTATTATATGTTTTTAAATTATATAAAGTTATTTCTTTAAAAGCATTTTGAATATTTTCAAAATTGTCAAAAAAACTATCTACTGTTATTATTTTCATATTACTTAAAAGGATTTCCTATATTCCAAATAACTAACGAGTACCTTGTTCCTTTTGTAACTGGCTTTACTCTATGCCAAACAAAACTTGGAAATACTACAATAGATCCTCTAGGTTTAATTTCATTACAAGTTAATAGATTTTTCTTTTTTCCAAAACGTTCGTTCCTACAATCAAACTCTAATTCTCCTCCTTCATAATCATTAGGATCGGATAAAGAAACTGTGACTGATAATTTTCTAATTTTACCATGTAAATTTTTATCTTCTGGTTTATTATAAACTCCATCCCATGAATCTATATGCCAACCATAATATTGTCCTTTTTTATACTTAGTAAATTGACAAGCCTCACTATAATCCCATTGAAAATTCCAACCAGCAGATTCATTAGCAGCGTGTATAAAGGGGTGTACTTGATTATATATCCATAAATCATCTAACCAAGCTATGTCAGAATCTCTAGTTTTAAGAACATCTTTAATTTCTTTTTTAGAAGCATTAGCTAAACCTTTTTTCGATGCATTACCAATCAATGCCATGTGATGTTTTTTTTCTTTCCCTAAGTTAATAATATCATCACAAATCCTGTCAGGTAATGCTGATTTAAAATACCAATAATAATCTTTTAAATGCATTTTATTTTTTTATTTGACAATGAACCAACATAGCAATTGTTGATTTAAGAGTTTTGTTAGGTGTTAAATAATAATTTAATGAGCTGTTCCACATTATAAACTTTCCTGTTTCTAAAGGAACTTGCCAAGATAGTTTTTTTCTTATGTGGTTATCATATTCAAAAACAATATAATTTTCAGAAGACCCACTTTGAACTACATATATGTATGTATAATCAGGTGAATCATAAAGATTATAAGGATTCTCATAATTTTTTAATTTCGTAGATTGGTGTTGATCTTTAAAAATTGCAAACACATCTCCTATAGGAGATAAATTTTTTTTAACATGTTTATAAAAAAAATCTGTTTGATGATCCATAACCCAACACATATGTTGGTTTAAAAAAACTTTTATATCATCATGCTCAGCTAAATTGTTTAATATTTTAGGTTGAGATTTAATTTGAGTTAAAATATTTCTTTTAATCTCTCTGTTTTTTAATAGAGAAGATTTATTTAAATGATCTACAAAAATAGATGTTTTTGTTAGTTCAGTTTCTTTCATAGTTTCTATGATAATTAATTATCATTTTTAAAAACTAAGTCAAGTGTTAGCCAGGAATCGTATTTGGATCTATTACTTCTTTATCAAAAGATTGTGTTTCTTCATTCCAAATATATCTATCAGGAAAGCCGTTTGTTTGGCTTGATGGTTTTGGAATTGGAGCTTCATAACAACATGTTGTTTCATTTAAAACCCATGAAGGATAAGGTTTTGGTTCGATAAAAGCATCTCTATTAGCATCATAAGTACCACCTATAATAGCTATATTTTTTCTAAAAGCTCTAGATTGATCTTCTTCAACAAACCCATCATGTGTAATTCTAACACCATTTCTCATGTGGTATGAGTATCTTTTCCAATGAGGCCACCCATGCACTTTAGTTAAATATGCTATACCAGTTGCTTCATCTTCAACACCATCATTCAATGTTTTATCATCATCTACTGAATGAAGTGATAATACTAAATTGTTTTCATCTAATTTTGCATAATGTGCCATAATAAACTCCTACTGAAATTTGTATCTGATTGCAACTAGACCAGACCCTCCATATGATGGAAAAGTTGAAGGAGGATAACCAGTAAATCTACCTGCACCTCCACCGCCTCCAGAATTAACTGGACTTGGAGAATTTACAGTTCCTCCACCGCCTGTTCCGCCTGTTCCGACAACGCCACAACCGTATGTTCCACCGCCGCCTCCGCCAGAAAAATATCTAAATGAACCACTAGGACCTGGAGTACCATAACTTGGTGCTGTTGGTCCAAAAAAAGCTGTTTCAATACCCGCACCATTTCCGCCAGGACCTGCTGGAACACTGTTTCCTGGAGCACCATTAGAACCTGCTTGAGTGGCTCCTCCGCCACCTCCACCTCCTGGTGAGCAGCCCCCTGTTGATCTTCCTCCTGGAAAACCTTCAGGTGGAGAGTATCCTCCTAAGTTTCCTGCAGGGCCAGGAGCTTGTCCGTTAGTTCCTCCTCCAGAACCTCCTGTTTGACCTTCGTTACCACCTCTTGTTGAGCTAATAGAGCTAAATGTTGATGGTGATCCTGTACTTCCTGGAGCTTGTGTCGGTGATCCTCCACCGCCTCCAACTGTAATTGGAAAAATTCCATATGCTGCAGCTAAACCTCCAAAGGCTGGACTAGGGTAATTTTCTCTAAAACCACCTGCGCCACCTCCGCCTCCACGGAAATAACTTCCACCATTTGCACCGCCTGCAACTACAAGATATTCAAAAGAATTAGAGCCATCAGTTGTACCTTCATTTTTGACATTAAAAGTACCATCTCCAGTAAAGACATGTGTTTTATAGTCACCACAAGTTAAAATAGTTCCACCTTCAGCTTCAATAAATGGTCTGATAGTTCTTCCTGAAGTAAGACCAAAACCTTTTACTGCTCCGCCACCTCTAGATCCAATTATTGGCATCTTTCTATCCTCCTAATTTTTACGCGAATTGCGTTTGTGCTGCTAACACTGTAAATGTAGCATCTGCAGTCTTTATAACAGTATAACTGTATACGTCAAGTGAGCTAACGTTTCCAGCTGTAGGTGCCGATCCACCTTGCCATTCTGGAGTAACTGAACTACCATCAACTTGTACAGCTGAATTGTAATATGCAGTACCACCTTGTTTTACAATATGAGCTACGGTTAAAGACTCTCCTGTGTCCATAATACTATTTAAAGAATTTGATCCATCACCTCTAATGTTTAATGTCCAGTTGGCTGAAGCATCGGTTGTGAAATTCCATACTGCTTGAGTTAAAACATCGTAGTTGACTGTGCCTGTAGCAGCTGTTGCTTCAGTTGTAACTTTTTCTGCAACACTTTGAATTTTACCTTGACCATTAAAAGTTGCTCTACCAACTCCTTTTGGTGTAAGATTTAAATCAATGTCAGTGTCACCACCAGTCGCAGATATTTCAGGTGCATTACCTGTAGCTGCGTTAGCTACTGTGAATTCATTAACTGCAGATCCAGTTGTTGTAAAAGTAACTTGCTCATTTCCATTTTCATCAATGAGA